AGATCAGTTCTTGAAACTGTAGGCTCTTGGTCGAAAGTCTATGAAACAAAGAATATCGGTATCGTAAGAGCTACCGTTGTTTCTAATAACGACTAGAGGTAATTAATCATGCCATCTTTATTTGATGTAACTGCTGGGTCTTTAGTTGGCCCAACAACAGGCGGCACTGTAACTCAGGCTACCAACAAATCAACAGGTGTAACTCTTAATACAGAGTCAGGTCAAATCACAATGAACAATGCAGCTTTAGCAGCTGCGGCTGAAGTAACTTTCACAGTGACAAACAGCAAGATTGCAGCAACTGATGTTGTCGTAGCTTGTCATGGATCTGCTGGAACTGCTGGTTCATATTTAGTGAACGCTAATACAATGGCATCAGGATCTTTTAAAGTGACTGTTGCAAACGTATCAGGTGGCTCACTAAGTGAAGCGATTGTAATTAACTTTGTTGCTCTAAAAGGTGCTTCAAGTTAATGGGAATGTTTGCTTTTAGGCGAATGAGGGAACAGAACGAAGCTGCTCAAAAGGCGGCTTCAGTTTCCATCTCTAAGCCAAAACCAAAACGCAAGTCACAAAAGGTATCTGTTAATGGCAATCACAATAGTAGCGACAGTCGGTAGTGCGACAGCTAACAGCTATGTNACATTAGCTGAGGCTAATTCTTTTGTAGAAGGGCTTACTCAGTCTGATGATGTAGTTGCATGGGGAAACAGCACTGATGATGAAAAAAATCGTGCATTATTTTCTAGCACTAGAAGAATTGATCGTGAACAGTTTTTAGGAGCAAAAGCATCTGACACACAGGCAAGGCAGTGGCCACGCAGCGGTGTTCGTGTTCCTGACCAATATACAAATCTTTATGGTCTNTCTTTNCCTAACAGGATTCTTGCAGACTATTACACAGANACNGANATNCCNCCAGAAGTNCAAGATGCACAAATTGAACTTGCTGTTTATTTGAACAACAACAAAGATGGTATNGGCTTGAGTGGGTTAGAGGATTTTGCAGCTATGAGTATTGGAAATATTAATGTAACTCCNAATTTTTATGGAAGAGTAGGAGTTGATCGCATACCACCTATCGTTGACCAGTATTTAAAAGGTCTTAGAATAGGGGGAAGTGCTAATCTATCAATCAAGAGGTCTTAAAAAATGGCATACGAATATCCAGCAGCAATCATCATCACAGATACAAATGCCCATACTGGCAGATTTGGAAAGGTTCATTGTCTTGCTGATGCTAGTGCTACTTTTGTTGCTGAAAACATTACAGAGAACGGGTCTTCAACAATTAATGGCATTACAATGAAAGCCTCAACAGAAGTTTGTGGAGTTATCACAAGTATTACCCTTGCAAGTGGTCAAGTAATAGCCTATTACTTATGAGTATTGCGAATGCACTAAAAAAAGCTGCTAGCGCTTCATTTAAAAAGCTTGGTGGTAATGTAACTATAAGAAGAGTTACAGAAGGAGTATATAATGCAGCTACTGGAACTGTATTAGAATCTACATCTGATACAACAATTAAAGGTGTTATAAGTAATGTTTCAAGAAATCAAGTTAATGATTTAATTGAATCACAAGATAAATTGCTCACTATATCTGCTGGTGATATTACATTTGCCCCTACAACAAAAGATAAGGTAGTTATTAGTAATGTTCAATTTAAAATTATTCAAGTTATAACAAATGAACAAAATAATACTCCTATTAGTTTTGATCTTATCTTAAGGTAAACATGGCAAGACAAATAAAACTTAATCAAATTGATGACTTGATGAAAGAAGTTGTTGAGGATTTAGTTGCTGCAACCACTTTAGAGTGGACAGTAAGGGTAAAAAAAGCAACACCAGTCAGAGTTGTTTACAAAGGCGAGCCAAGAGGAGGAGGGCAATTAAGAAATGCTTGGCAAACAAAAATACAAAAATTTAAAGGAGAAATATCAAATAATCTTGTATATGCAGAACCAGTTTGTTTTGGTGTAAATTTGCCAAAATCATGGGGTGGTCAGTATAGAACTAGGCAAAATACTGTCGCTGGTTTTCCTGAACTTATAGCAAAAGAACTAACATCAGTTTATATTCCTAGACAATTAGCAAGAATAGTGAGAAAAAAATAATGGCAGCAACAGACCTAAATATAATCAGATCCACAATAGAGTCTAGATTAGCTACAGAGCTTGCTTCAAGCCCAGCGATTCCTGTTGTATTTAATAACATGACTTTTGACTCTACAACAGAGGACACTTTTGTTCAGTGTGTTACAAGTTTTGGGGCAGGGTCTTATCTAGGTAGTGGACTAAATGAGGTTGTTGGCCTTGTAATTGTCAATATTTTTACAGAAGAGGGACTTGGGGCAGGTTCTAATTTTATAATTGGCAAAAGGATAAGAGACTTATACAATAGAATTACAGTATCAGATGTTATTTTTGATTCACCTATCGGCCCTGAAGTTCTTTCTTCAAGTCCAGAAGGTAAATTTCAAACTCAAATCAGAATAACATTTACAACCTATGAGGATCTTTAAGTATGCCTAAACTCGTTATAACAGAAAAAATGTTGGACGCTATTGAAGCTGTCAAAGGTGTAAGAGATTCTAATTATTGGGATCCAAATTGTAAAAGATATATGGAGAATCAACAAAATTCTAAAAAAGATGTAAAAAAGCCTGAAAAGAGTTAATATATTTATAAATCTTTCTTTTTTTTGTCATGGCAGCTATCAGAGGTGATGTTGGTAAAGTCATGTTCCATAATGCGGCTGGCACTGAAGCCGACATTGCAGGAACTAGATCATGGAGTTTATCAGTCACAAAAGATACTCAAGAAACCACAGTTCAAGGAAATACATCCAAAACATTTGTTGGTGGTCTTATTTCTGGAGAAGGTTCTGCAGAATTAATTTATGACAATGCTGGCAACTCTGATTATCTAGCATTTGTTGAAGATATATTAACAACAGCAGATGCTGGAGATGCATTATTTGAGTTATTTCCTGATAGTGGTGCGGCGGCTAAAAAATTAGCTTTTTCTGGAATAATTACAAATGCTGAATATGGTGCAACTCTTGGTGAAACTCAGTTGATAAACATTTCGTTTATTACAACTGGTGCAATAACTTCAGACATATAGTAAATTAAAATTACTTCGCATTTAATTTATGGCAGAGCAAAGAACAGCAGATTTAATTATCGCAGCTTTTAAAGATGAAATGACAACTCGTAGAAAATACGATTTGAAAGATTCATCTGGAAAAATCATAAAAACATTATATTTTCCGCCTATCACAAGATTTGATCGACAAAAAGCCCAGCAATCAGCTGGCACAGATGATGCTTTAATTGTATCTACACAATTATTATGCAAAATTGCTGAAAAAGAAGATGGAACTCCAGCCTTCAATATCGCTGATGCTCCTATTTTGCAAAGGTCGTTACCAGAAAAAGTTTTAAATGATATTGAATTATTTTTATTTGATATTGATATTGATGTTAAAGAAGCAAAAAAAGATTAAAAGGGGATAACTGGCTTTATTTTGAGTTTTTCCTAGCAACAGAACTTGGTAAAACAGTGCAAGAACTCAGATTAAATATGACTGAGGCAGAGCTTTTTTACTGGGCTGGATATTATGAAATTAAATTTGACCAAGAAAAAAAATCATTGTAACGACAAAAACCTGATTCAATGTAATATATAAGAAAGAACTTTTTCATTTGTGGCAGAGTCAGTTGTTGTTCTTAGAGTTGAGACTAGCCGTGCGACCAGAGCGTTGCAAGGTGTCCAAACTAGAGCAAACAAATTACAAGGTGCATTTAATGGTTTAAAAGCAAGTATAGCTGGTATAGGTGTTGGGTTATTAGCAAAACAAGCTGTTCAAACTGCTTCTAATTTTGAAAAGCTTAATGTAAGATTAGGTTTACTTACAAAAGCCAACGGTACTTTTGCAAGGTCACAAGAAATAGCCGCTAATGCACAGAAAGCATTTGGTTTAAGTGCGACTGAAGCTTTAGAAGGTATTACAGATATAACAGCAAGATTAGCTCCTTTAGGTGTTGGTGTTGAAGATATTAAAAGTACATTTTTTGGATTTAATACAGCAGCAAAATTAGCTGGAGCGTCAACTATAGAAGCCTCTAATGCTTTTAGGCAATTAGCACAGGCTTTAGGTTCTGGAAGGCTTGCTGGTGATGAATTTAGAAGCATATCTGAACAAATCCCAACGCTTTTACAGCCAATAGCAAAAGAACTTGATGTACCTATAGGAAAACTTAAAGAACTTGCTGCTGATGGAGAATTGACAAGTGATGTTGTGTTGAGAGCATTAAGAAAAATTGAAACAGAGGGAGCAGCTTCATTGAAAGAATTAGTTGCTAACGATCCAACACAAGTATTTAAAGATTTTTCAAATGCCTCTGAAGATTTATCAAGAGCATTTGGTGAATTATTGTTACCTGCCCTTGTGCCAACGGTGAAAGGCTTAACAGACTTAACTAAAGCGGCTGTTGATTTTGTTAATTCACCTATTGGACAAGCAAGTTTGATTATTGGAGGAATAGCACTAGCGGCAAAAGGTTTACCTGTTCTCCTTGCCGCAGTAAGTGTAGGTCTGCAAAAAGTTGCTTTTGCTGGTGGATTAGCTGCTGTTGCCTTAAATGCAATACCTTTTGTTGCAATAGCAACAGGGGCTACATTATTAACAGCAAAATTAATTGAAACAAATAGAGCAAAAAAAGAATTTAATAAACTTATGATGGAAGGAAGCGAAAAGCAAGTACAAGATGCTATTGATGCTCAAAAAGAATCCATAAAACAATTAAATATTGAATTAGGTAATTCAAAGGGAAGAGATAAAAAAATTATAGAAAATAAAATTAAAGAAGCCAACCATACAAAAAAAATGTTAGAGGATAAAATGAGAAGTATTGAATCTGATAAATTAATTGTAGAGTCAGCTAATAAAATTGTACAAATTAAAAAAGAAGAATTAAAAACAACACGACTTGCAAACAAAGAAAAAGAAAAAAATAAAAAAATTGCTCAAGATGAGGCAGATAAAATCAAAAAAGAAGAAGAAAGAAAAAAAGAAGCTTTTGAAAAATTTATAAAACGTCAAACACAATCAGGAGAATTGTTACAGGCAGCTATTGATGGAAATATGGAAGAGGTACAACTTAGACATGATATTAATAATGCTGTAGCAATACATGGTGAACACAACAAACAACAGATTATTGATATTCTTACAGCAAATAGTAAATTAAGAGAGCAAAAAGATGCAATAGACGAAAATGCTCAATCCGCAGAAAGTTTAAAAGAAAAATTTAAAAGTATAGGGGAATCTGTTAGAAGTGATATAGTGGATGGTTTAAAAGATGCTATTAATGGCAGCAAATCATTTGGAGAGGCAATGAGTGGTGTGTTAAGTAAACTAAAAGATAAGTTAATGGATATAGCTTTAAATAGTGCTATAGATGGTCTTTTTGGTGGTATTGGAGGTATATTCAGTGGTGGCAAAGGATTTCAGGGTGGATTTTTATCTGGATTGTTTGGAAAAAGAGCAAATGGTGGCCCTGTATCTGCTGGTGGTGCATTTTTAGTAGGGGAAAAAGGCCCTGAGATCCTACAAATGGGTTCAAGGGGTGGAAATATAACGCCTAATAATAAACTTGGTGGAGGTGTTACCAATATAAATGTTTCTGTTGATGCAAATTCCTCCAACGTAACAGATAATTCAGATCAAGCTGAACAATTAGGAAATCGTATTTCAGAAGCAATACAAGCAGAATTAATAGCTCAAAAACGAGCAGGAGGTTTATTATATAATTAATGGCTAATTTACCAAATACAGCAGCGGGTACAGCTTTTGTTCCTACTTATAATTCAAGAAAAACAAATGCACCAAATACTAGGGTTGTAAAATTTGGTGATGGCTATGAACACCGCACATCCTTTGGCCTTAATCAAAATGCAAAAATATTTAATTTAACTTTTATTGTAAGTGAAACAGATGCAGATACACTTACAGATTTTTTTGATTCTAGAGCAGTTGATGGTGCAAATTTTACATATACAGTCCCGACAGAAAGTGCAATGAATTTTGTCTTAGAAGGTGGATACACTAAAACAAATACATATTTAGGTAGAGCAACAGTTCAAGTTTCGTTCAGACAAGTTTTTGAACCCTAATGAGTGAACTAAATAAAAATTTACAATCAATAAATCCAAATCCAATTATTGAATTGTTTGAAATTCAATTAAAAACTGACTTACATGGTGCAAATACAACTTACAGATTTCACAACAACACAAATGTAACCACATCAAATGGCAATATAAGTTGGAATAGTAATACATATTATTCAGCACCAATACAGGCAAGTGGTTTTAAATATGAAACACAAAAAACGCCAAGACCTAGACTTACTATAAGTAATTTATCTTTATTAGCACCTGCTGTCCCCATAGGCATCATGTCCTCTATATTACAAGAAGTAAATGCGACAACTGTAGGTAATGATCTTGTTGGGGCGGTTGTGACAAGGATAAGAACACTTGCAAAGTTTTTACCTAATAGTAATTTTACAGGGACAAATCCTTATGGTGATGTAAACACTATCGGAGATTTTACGCAAGAATTTCCTAAAGAAATATATGAAATAGCAAGAAAATCAGCTGAGACAAGGCAATTTTGTACATTTGAACTAGCAGCTTCAATAGATCAATTTGGTGTCAGAGTACCAAAAAGACAATATTTGCCAGATGAATTTAAAGGTATTGGTGGATTTTTTAACTAATGTTTTGGAAAGAAAAAGCAATCGAACACGCACTAAAAGAAACTCCTAAAGAATCTTGCGGATTATTGGTAAATATTAAAGGCAAACTTGTTTATAAAGATTGTAAAAATTTAGCAAATTACAAAACAGATCAATTTATTTTAGACCCAGAAGATTATGCTGATATTGAAGATAGATATGGTAATGATGCTATACAGGGCATAGTTCATTCACACCCGCACACAAGCCCAATAGCAAGCCCAGCAGATAGAGTTTGTGCAGCAAGAACTAACAAGCATTGGTATATAGTTAATCCTCATACAAAAGAATGGTATGATTTTGTTCCTAAAGAATACAAACAGAGTCTTATTGGTAGACCTTGGACTTGGGATGATACTAATTGCTGGCAACTGGTAAGAGAATATTTTAATGCTGAACTTGGAATACAATTAATGGACTTTCCAAAACCAAAAACACCACAGCAATTTTGTAGAAATCCAACATTTTTAAGATGCTATGAGGAAGCTGGTTTTAAAGAAATAAGCAAAGATGTGTCATTACAAAAGTATGATTTATTATTTATGAATTTAACAGGAGAAGTTTTAAATCATTGTGCTGTTATTTGTGATGATTTTGGAAACGAGATTTTACACCATATGCAAGGTAGACTATCATGTAAAGAGACTTACACAAGTTGGTTTCGTAAAATTACAGGGAGAATAGTACGTTATGACAACTTGCCTTCGTAAACTAAAACTATATGGAGATTTAGCAGAATATTTAGATGTAAAAGAAATTGAAATAGATGTTTCAACAGTCGCAAAAAGTATTAGATGTTTATTGGCATATTATCCACAAGCAGAACATTATATGATGAATAGAAGTTATAGAGTATTAGTAGAAGATAGACCTACCGAAGTAGAAGAAATACACTACCCTGCTGGTAAAGGTGATATCAAAATAGTACCTGTTTTAGCTGGAGAAGGTGGTAGAGGACTTAATTCAATTATATTAGGAGGTATTTTAATTGGTGCTGCTCTTTTTACAGGTGGTTTTAGTTTAGGAGTGACCAGTTTTAGCTTTAGTAGTATTGCTGGAAATCTTGGTGTGGCTTTAGTTCTAGGAGGTATCAATCAAATGTTAACTCCAACTCCATCAACACCAGAAGAAGATCCTGACAAAAGTTTTGCTTTTAATTCTCCTGTTAATGTTAGTAGGGCTGGACTTGTTATACCTTTAATATATGGACAAACATTAGTAGGTTCGTCAGTGATTTCCGCTGCTATAGAAACAAATACAGTCAAAGATGATATTAACCCCTTTGATATATTTAAACAATAATTAATGGACAATTTAGATAAAAAAAATAATTTAGATTTAATTCAAGGTGCTGGAGGCGGTGGCGGTAAAGGCGGGGGATCTGCGAGCGTCACTGGAGATAATCTTGATAGTGTTGCTGTTGTAAAGATTTTAGATGCTTTAGGTGAAGGCGATATAGATGGTTTTGCTACTCCTAGAAGTAAAGGTTTAACAACTGCTGATGATAATTACCATTTAGAAATGTTAAAAGATATTTTTTTTGATAATACATCAGTATTACAGGCTGATACTGACGTTACAAATATACAAGAAGATGACAAAAATTTTGAAGATATTATTGTTAAACAACGTAGAGGTACGGCAAATCAAACTGTTATCCCTGATTTTGCAGCAACGAGATCTGAGGTGACAATTAATTCCGCTGCAATAACAAAAACTAATCCACCTGCCGCTGCTACACAGACCATCACTGATGCTTCAAATACAATAGATAGTATTGCATTTACCTTAAACTTTCCTCAATTACAACAATTTGAAGAGAATGGAGATATTACTGGTTCGGAAGTGTCATTTAGATTTATGGTTAGTTATGACAGCGGGGCATTTGAAAATCTTGCTGGTGCAGGTTCGGGTACGACTTTTAAAGTAAATGGTCGCACTGGAGATTTATTTCAAAAAACTTTTACTTTTGAGCTTAGAGAAACAGGCTATACAAGTAATGTCAGAATAAGAGTTGAAAGATTAACTAACGATTCAACAGATCCAAAAGTAGCTAATAGTTTTACATGGTTTTCATACACTAAAATTCTTTTTGACAATAATCCATATCCAAATACTGCTTTAGTTGGTATTGGTATATCAGCAGAACAGTTCAGTTCAATTCCTATTAGAAATTATTTTGTAAGAGGATTAAGAACTCGAATACCAAATACTGCTTCAGTTGTTACAAGTGGTAAATTAGCTGGAAGAATAACTTATTCTGGGACTTGGGCGGGTGCTGGTAATAGTGGCACTGCAAATTTTACAAATACATGGCATAGCGATCCAGCTTGGGTTCTTTGGGATATTTTGACAGAGGAAAGGTATGGTTTAAATATTGACCCAACAACTTTAGATGAGTTTAGTTTTATAGCAATATCTCAATATAATAATGAACTTGTTTCAGATAGAGCTATACAAGCGAGTGGAGTAACAACTGGAACATGGACACAAACCGCTGGTCAAACTTTTGTAGAAGTTAC